ACCAAGCGAAGTTGAATTAAAAGTTATGAAAGAAATGTTTGAAGCGTCAGTAGATGGTCAAGCATATGACGCAGATCGTTGGGGTAATTATTACAAACCAAGAGGCGTAACAATCGTCTCAGCTGAGTCGGCTACACCCGTAGCACAAACAGCCGCACCAGCAGTGGCAGATGAAGAATTTGAAACTGCACCGGCTGTAGTTGCTCCAGTGGTCGCAGAGGCTGCGCCAGCGGCTCCTACAGCACCAGTTGCAACACCCCCAGCAGGTGGAACAGCACGTGCTGAAGACATCCTAGCGATGATCCGTAACCGTCAAAAGACTAGCTAAGTAGTAAGTAGATGTTAAGTAGGATTGATGAAATAATCTACCCGAACCGTTGTGAAGTTATAGAAATAGAAGCTTCACAACGGGGCATCTATCCCATTTATAAAAATGGCAGTTCAAGTCTGATTAGATATGCCAGACAACAGGGCTACAAAACATTACTTAACGAGCAAATCAGACAAATTTCAATTATTGATGTAGTACTTAGAGATCCCATGAGCAGATTCCTTTCTGGATTCAATACCTACGTTTATAATACCAAGCAAGAAAATCCACAATTAGATATTAATACCATAATTTACTTCGCAGAAAATTATTTGTTCCTAAATAGACACTATGCACCACAATTAAGTTGGATAATTAATTTGTCTAAATACACAAATAATCAAGCATTAATACGCTTGTATGACATGACTTCATTAAATAAATTTACCCCTTTGTCTATCAAACCCATTGAAACAAATATGTTATCACCAGAAGTTGGTGATAGATTAAAAAATAACACACATAATGAAATGTATCAGAGATTAGATCACCTATTATTAGAATTAGTAGGGAAAGAAGTAACAGTGGTAGAAATACTAGCCCATTTAAAATCTCAAGATCCTGTTGCGTATTCAAAACTATCATGCATTGCCCTAGACTAGAACATTTTGTAAGATTTAATCCAAACGGTACTGTTGGGTGCTGTGGCCATATGACTAATAGCCCTGATTTCAAATCATATGACGAACTGCAATCTAGCACTTGGTTAGCAGAAATACGTAATGTTATGGCACGTGATGTTTGGCCCGTAGAATGCCAACGATGCAAAACCACAGAACAAGAGTCTGGTAACAGTATCAGACTTGACAGTGTTAATAGAGATCGTGCTTTTAAGAGCTTACGTGAGGACTATTTAATAGTTGGCGGAGTATTAGACAATGTGTGTAATAGTGCTTGTCTTACCTGTAATGAACAATTAAGCACTAAAATAGGTGCATTAAAAAGCAAAAGATATATTAAAATCAACAACGCTGATCGTTTTTGGTCGTTGCCGCTAGAAAGGGTGGTGCACCTGGATATCAATGGCGGAGAACCTAGCCATAGTAAAAATTATCGTTATATTTTAGCTAACTTGCCTGAAAATGTAAAATCAGTTAGACTCAATACTAACTGTAGTAAAGTATTAGAAGAATTATTAGTATTAGTTGAACGCGGCCTCCATGTGACTGTAACAGTTAGTTTAGATGGAATCGGGCCAGTACATGATTTTGTACGTTGGCCTATTAAATGGAATAAATTTTATAAGAATCTACAGCGTTATATGGAAATGCCAATCAAGTTAAACACATGGACTACTGTAAGTGCGTTAAACGTAGACGATCTGCCAAATATTTTAGCCTTTGTTAAAGAACATAATATAGATCACAGTTATGCTTACCTAACTGATCCTATAGAATTAACGGTTGAAAATAAAGGGTCATCGGAATCATTGGCATACATACAAGAGCAAAAGCGATTGAGGGGTATGGAGTGAAGATAGCTATCACAGGACACAGTGCAGGAATTGGACAAGCACTAACAAAAATCTATACAGAACAAGGACACGAGGTTGTTGGACTTAGTCGGCGCAACGGATACAATATCCGCAGTTTACCCAAAGTTGCAGGCATGATAGAACCCTGTGATATGTTTATTAACAATGCACAGATAGGGTATGCGCAAACAGAATTACTGTTTGAAGTGTGGCGTCGATGGCAAGGACAACAAAAATATATTATAAACATCAGCACACAGATGACTGATATGGTACTACCCCCAAAAGAAGAATGGGACGAATATATTATACAAAAAAAGGCATTAGAACTAGCAAATCAACTGTTAGAAAACAGAAACCCATGGCCGAGACTGCTACTAATCAGACCCGGTGGTATCGCTACGCAACCAGGGCAAACACCACCGGATTACATGGATGTAGACGAATATGCTCAAGGGGTATCTCAATGGATAGCAAAGAATATCTAACTAACAAAAAGTTTTGTCCTATACCATGGACAGGATTTATGTATAACTCAAATGGTGACGTTCTTAATTGTATCCGTAGTCAACTTCCTATTGGAAATCTTAAAGATAATTCAATACACGACATATTAAAAGACAATACAGAAACTAAAAAGAATATGCGTAAACATATCGATGGAATAGGTTGTCATGTTTGTTATAATCTTGAAGGTAATAAAAAAGGATATGATATGATCAGTGATCGCATATTCTATCTAAAAGAATTAAAATCAGTTGATAGAGTATTATACGATGACCCTAATAACTTTGATCTACATACGATAGATATACGATGGAGTAATGTCTGCAACCATGCCTGTGTGTATTGCTCAGCAGAATATTCAAGTAAATGGGCCACAGAACTTAAAATCATAACTGAAGATCCTTCAGCAGAAAGAGTCGCAGAGCTTAAACAATTAGTATTTGATCGTGCTGACCAACTTAAACATGTATATATGGCAGGCGGAGAGCCGTTGTTGATGAAAGAAAATCTAGAACTATTAGAGATACTACAAGAAAAAAATCCACAGGTCAATCTTAGGATAAACACTAATTTAAGCAAGACCGGCACACGAGTATTTGAAAAGATATGTGAATTCCCTAATGTGCATTGGACAGTAAGTGTTGATGAAATGGGGGCAGAATTCGAATATGTGAGATATGGTGGTAAATGGACAGACTTTTTGGATAATTTAAATCAAATCAGAAAACTTGATCATAAGATAACATTTAACATGTTACATCATTTATTAAACTATAGATCATTGTTTGATACGGTTAAATTTTTTAAAGGCCTGGGCTTCCACAATAACAGTTTTGTTATAGGTGCACTATCACATCCGGATCACCTAAACATTAGACATTTACCAAATACTATGCTACAATTAGTAGAGCGAGAAATAGAAGACTGGATTACTCAAAAGCCAGGATTTTTACTTGAAAACGGACTTAAAAATGTGCTACAATATATAAAAACACCCGTAGAAAAGAACATAGAATACTGCTTAGCAGAGATAGCAAAGATGGACCAAAGACGCAATATTGACAGCAGAACAGTATTTACAGAATTATATAATTTAATAGAGGGCAATAAACATGGCAAAACCATTTGATATATCAAAGTTCAGAAAGTCAATTACTAAAAGCATTGATGGCTTAGGTATTGGCTTTAACGATCCTACAGATTGGATTTCAACAGGCAACTACACATTAAACTACTTACTATCTGGCAACTTTGAAAGAGGTATTCCAATGGGCAAGGTGACTGTGTTTGCTGGAGAATCGGGCGCAGGTAAATCATTTATTTGTTCAGGCAATATAGTGCGCCACGCACAAGAGCAAGGCATTTATGTAATCTTGATTGATACAGAAAACGCACTCGACGAAGCATGGTTACACGCACTGGGGGTAGATACTACAGAAGAAAAGTTATTAAAACTTAACATGGCTATGATCGATGATGTGGCTAAAGTTATCAGTGACTTTGTTAAAGAGTATCGCACACTTCCAGAAGAAGATCGTCCTAAAGTATTGTTTGTCTTAGACAGCTTGGGTATGATGCTTACTCCAACAGACGTTAACCAGTTTGAAGCAGGTGAAATGAAAGGTGACATGGGTCGTAAACCTAAAGCACTGACAGCACTTGTTCGTAACTGCGTGAACATGTTTGGTACATTGAATCTTGGACTGGTTTGTACCAATCATACATACGCAAGCCAGGACATGTTTGATCCAGATGATAAGATTTCAGGTGGTCAAGGCTTTATCTATGCGTCTAGTATCGTAGTGGCTATGCGCAAACTTAAACTTAAAACAGACGCTGATGGTAATAAGACTACAACAGTTAACGGTATCCGTGCTGCTTGTAAGATCATGAAGACTAGATATGCTAAACCGTTTGAGTCAGTACAAGTTGAGATTCCTTATGAAACTGGTATGAGTCCATATAGCGGATTAACAGACATGCTAGAAGCTAAGAACTTGCTTAAGAAAGAAGGCAACAGTTTAGTTTATACCTTTGCTGATAAAACAACTATTAAACAATTCCGTAAAGCATGGGAACGTAATGAAGATGGTTGCTTAGATAAGGTTATGAAAGAATTATCATCCAATGTAAACCTGCTAAGTACTGAATCAAAAGTAGTTGAAGAAACAGAAGAGGAGATAGCAGAATGAGCATTGAATTGGATATTGCCAGTGAAGTTTGGCTTACTTGTAAAGAGTATATTGGTCCTAAGGATCGCCAGGCCGCAGCAGATCATGTGATCAGTGTTGCCGCTGATCACAATATCACTGAGAGTGAGCTTAAAACCTTTGGTGGCACCGATGCCTATCTAGGTCGTGCTGTTAAAGAGTATCTTGGCAATGAAGAAACAGAAGAGGTTGACTACGACGATGACGAGGATGATAATTATTAATGTCAAACAAATTTTTCCCAATTAAAAACGATGCAGCCTGCGTTTTTAAATGGGGGTGGAACACTTTTCGACTACACGACGCAACTAGTTCTAGTTGTCATAGAGTCCAACCGGTGCATATTGAATTAGATAATTTTGATAATTTTCATAATACACCGGCGGCAATCGAAGATAGACAGCGTATGCTCAATAATCAATGGCCTCAGGCGGGTAGAGGATGCGAATATTGTAAAGATATAGAAGATCTAGGTGGGGTGAGTGATAGAACTTTCCACAACAATATATCAGAACTTACTCCTGTTGATTTTGATATAAACACTAATCAAGTTACTCCACGTATACTTGAAATTTATTTAAGTAATACTTGTGACTTAGCCTGTGTATATTGCATGCCTATATTCAGCAGTAGAATTAATGATGAATTAAAACGATATGGTCCAACACCGGTCGGGCTTCAATATATTTCGCCACTAACCAATCGAGCAGAATATCTTAATAAATTTTTAGCCTGGTTAGATAAAAACTACAGTAAAATTAAACGATTAAGCATACAAGGTGGTGAACCGTTATTACAGAAGGAATTATCAAGATTCTTAGAATTTATGGAACAACACCAGAATTCAACACTAGAAGTGACTATTAACAGTAATTTAAACTGTAAAACTAACCGGTTAAAAGAATTTGTAGAATTTTCTAAACGACTAATAGAAAAGAAAAAAATTAGAAGATTGGATATTAATTGTAGTTTAGATTGTTGGGGACCGCAAGCTGAATTTTTAAGGTATGGATTGAATCTAGCTACTTGGGAGAAAAATTTTGAATATTTGATAACCAATAGATGGTTAACGATAAATGTTCAACATGTATTAACATCCTTGAGTATTTTTACGACTAAAGATTTACAAGATAAAATATCAGAATATAAAAAAATAAATCCAAATATTACACAAGCCTATCACATTGTAGATGGTGCGAACGAAATAGTATATCGCCCAGAAATATTTGGCGGAGAATTTTACAGCGAATATCTAGATGAGTTGGTAGCAACATATCCTATTGTTAGAGAGTGGGACAATAATGCTAAACAAAGATTAGAAGGGTTAGCAAAACTGATAAAGTCTAGCACTCCAAATATTGAAAGATTAAAAATGTTTAAAGCAACATTAGATCAACTTGATTTTAGACGAAAGACCAATTGGCGAGAACTATTTCCAAAAATAGATGAATATTTTAACAGTAACGGGATAAAATAATGTGGTATTCAAAAGTAGTAGCTAGTCTTAATTCGATTCCTGATTTCATACAACACTATGAACAGGAATTAGAAGAAGCACGACGAGAAGTTGCTGTCTATGGTAACATAGAGAAAAATCTCGCTGGCCTGCCCGGTATAACTGAGCGTCGCTTTAATCAACTTCAAGAGGTTGAAGCGGTGCTCAATTACCTTAACATTAAACTGCGTAAGATTCGTAGGACACATTTCCAAAAGTATTTAGAAAACTATCAACGAGCATTAACAAGTCGCGATGTAGAAAAATATGTTGACGGTGAAGATGAAGTCATAGACTTTGAAACTATTATCAACGAAGTAGCACTATTGCGTAATAAATGGTTAGGTATCATGAAAGGTCTTGAAAGCAAGAACTTCATGTTAGGACACGTAACACGTTTAAGAACAGCAGGCATGGAGGATGCATCAATTGGCTAGACATAGCACACACATATTAGAAACCATACGTCAGTATGACACTTTTCTAGAAAGTATCCGCCACGTGGCTGATCTAGGATGCGGATCAGGTGAAGACGTTCATTGGTGGGCTACGCTTATGAACAATAACGATCCACCAGAGCCCTATAACTTCAATTGCTTTGCTGTTGACAATAACAAAGATAGGTTAGCACAGGTTCCTAAGCTCAAGAACATACACAAGATCCATGACATCTATGATCGGCCAATCCTGTTTCCAGTCAGCATAGATCTAATCTGGGCACACGATAGCCTTACCTACAGCTTAAATCCCTTGGAAACCTTGCGCATGTGGAACAGCTACATGACAGTAAATGGCATGTTATTAGTCACAGTACAACAGCACACGGGCATAGAATATGATAGATATTTTAGTAGAGGCTATAGTGGTGCCTATTTCCATTGGACCCCTATCATGTTGATCTATATGCTGGCAGTCAATGGATTTGATTGCCGTGATGCGTACCTACTAAAGAAATTCCAAGATCCATGGGTACAGATGGCAGTTTATAAGACCGACATCGCACCCATGGATCCCATGACCACCACATGGTATGACCTCATTGATAAGAATCTACTACATCCTAGCATAGTAAGTAGCG